AATTAGAGGTATGGCAAACAATGTTTCTCAGTTAGCTTCTCAATTTAGTTTTATGTCTAACAAAGTTGATGAAACTACTGGGAAGGTTGTAGGATTTAATGGAGCTATGAAAAATATAGGTAAGGCTATAAAGGCAAACGCAGCACTTCTTGCAATACAAGCTGTTATTGCTACTATGGACTACTTTTCTACAAAAGTAAGTGAAGCTGATAGGAGTTTGCAAAAATTAGCAACATCTGGAGTTAATGAGTCTATAACAGAGTTAACTATACTTAAAAATAGATTACAAGACGCTTCTGTACCTTTAGAGGAGAAGAAGGATTTAATAAAAGGTGCTAGAGAAGAGTATGAGGAGTTTAATACAGCTATGCACGGTACAGGAGATGCTGTTATACCTGCAATAAATGCACTACAGCTGCTAACGGACAAGATGAAGGATTTTGCTAAAGCTAGGATGCTAGTTGAATTAATTACAGACACTATGAAACAGCAAGCTAAAGTAATAGCTTCAAATAATGGTGATTGGACAAATATGTTTAATAGTTTTGACACCTTTTTAAATGTAGCAAAAGGTACATTAACAGGTGCTGGTTTTGGAGCAGGTTTGTCGGAGGCATTTACCCAAGAATTAAATACTCTTCAAGGACAAATAAAGAAATATGAAGCTTGGCTTGGGGGGAAAACAAATCACGATTCTACGAAAACCTACTGGGATTTAATATATGGCTCTGAAGGTAAAGGTAAGGGCAGAAAAGACAAGAAAGTATCTCCATTCAAAACACCTAAAGAATTAGATATAGATATAAAAAATATAGATAATGCTGTTTTAGCTTACGAAAAGAAAACTAGAGATAATAGACTTAAAGAAGAGTTAAACAACAAGCTTAGTCAGGCTAAATCTGAGAAAGAAAGAAAATTAATTAGAGATGCTTACGCAGCAGATAGATTAGAGAGCGAACTTAAAGCTGAAGGAGATAGGTTGCTCTTAGCTAAAGAAACAGAAGAGTCAATAGTTAAAGATAAATACAATACTCATATAGCTCAGTTAAACAACGCTAAAGAACTTTATGAGTTTAAAATAAAGAACGACCCTGATATTAAAAATAAAGAAGGTTTACTTAAAAAACTAAACTCTACACATAAAGCATCATTAAAACAAGCTAAAGATGAGTTTAAGATTTCAATGTCAGAAATACAAAGTAATTTTAAGCTTATATCTGTAGCATTTGAGGATTATTCAGAATCAAGAAGAAACTCCTTAAATAGTGGAGATTTTGGTAGTGAAGGCGACGAGGAAGACCCTCGAACGGCTGAATTAGCTAAAAGGTTGAAAAAAACAGAGGAGTTTGCAGAAAAGTTCAATGCAATATCATCAGCTGTAACTAGCTTTATGGATGGAGAGTTTCAAAGGCAGATAACTATGGAGCAAAACAAGACCAACGCTATAAATAATGAATTAAGAGAAAGGTTAAATAATGAAAACTTATCTGCTGGAGAAAGAAAGAATATTCAATTACAGATAGCTAGAAATGATGAAGCGTTAAGAAAGAAGCAAGAGAAGATAGAAAAGAAAAGATTTAAGATGCAGAAGGCTGCTAATATATCTCAAGCATTAGTAGCTACTTATTTATCTGCTCAGAAAGCTTACTTATCTCAATTACAGCTAGACCCAACATCCCCTATTAGAGCTAAGATTGCTGCTGGTGTTGCTACTGCTATTGGATTAGGTAATGTTGCAATGATTGCTAGACAGAAGTTTCAATCTAGTGCTGGAGCAACAGTTCCTGCTGGTGCATTAGGCTCTGGTGGTGGTTCTGGTAGTGGTAATGGAGATAGAAGTTTTAACTTTAATTTAGCAGGAGCTTCTAGAGAAAATCAACTAGCACAAACATTGCAAGGTAGATTTGACCAACCATTACAAGCATACGTTGTTAGTAGAGATATAACTAACCAACAACAGTTAGATGAAGATATAAGAAACAATGCTAGTTTCGGTTAAAAATAAAACGATAATAATAAAAATACGTTAACTTATTAAATAATATATTATGGATACAATAGAATTAATTATAGACGAACAACTAGGAGAAGAAGGTATAAACGCCATCTCTTTAGTAGAGTTCCCAGCTATAGAAGAAAACTTTGTTGCACTTAGTAAAGACCAACATAAAGTAGAGTTCAAAACTGTAGATAAAGAGAAAAGAATTATTGTAGGATTAGCATTAGTTCCAGATAAGCTCATATATCGTCGTAGAGGCGATTACGAGTATAATATAACATTCTCTAAGGAAACTGTGAGAAAAGCGTCTGAGCTATACTTAAAACGTCTTAAAAACAATAATACAACATTAGAACATCAAGAATTTACTTCTGGTGTATCTGTAATAGAATCTTGGATAGTAGAAGACCCTAAACAAGATAAAACTTCTTTATATAACTTAAATGCTAAAGAAGGAGATTGGGCAGTAGTTATGAAGATAGATAATGATGCTGTATGGCAAGATGTAAAGAATGGTAAATATTTAGGTTTAAGTATTGAAGGTATTTTTAGTGATAAGAAGCAAGAAGATATGAGTGCTATGGAAGATGTAAATATAGAAGATATATCTGAAGAAGAGGCTTACGAAATGATACAAGACATTATAGAGCTTATGGATGAAGAGAAGTTAGCTTCTTATAGTGATTACCCACAAGCTGCTAAAAACAATGCTAAAAGAGCTATAGCTTATAAGAAAAAGAATGGTTCTAGTTGTGGTACTTCTGTAGGTTGGACTAGAGCTAGTCAATTAGCTAGTGGAGCTGCATTATCTCGTTCTACTATTGCAAGAATGGCATCATTTAAAAGACATCAACAAAACAAAGACGTACCTTACTCTGAAGGATGTGGAGGTATTATGTGGGATGCTTGGGGTGGTTCTGCTGGTGTTAACTGGGCAATATCTAAACTTAAAAAGATAGATAATGAGAGCTAAGTATTGTAAATCAAAGAATACATATACTATAAAAGACTGTAAGAATTGTAAGTGTCAATACTATTGGAAACAAGGTATTGGCTCTATACATAATAACGACCACGTATCTAATATTGTTAACGAAGATACTGAAAGGGTAGAAACACATACTGCTTCTGCAAAGACTTCTCAAGAAGGTAGTGTTACGAATATAGATACTACAAGAATTATTAATAATTAAAACTAAATTTTATGTTTAAGAACACTAGCTACAATGTTAGACCAGACAGGCATACGTCTGCCGAGATAGCATTGTTAAAGCCAGAAGAAAGTGTTATCGTTTACGACACAGATGAAAAAGTAAACAAGTTCTGGAATGGAACTTCTTGGGTAAGTGTAAATGGAGAAAGTGGTCAGAACCTAAGAATAGGTAAATTAGTTAGTGGTAATACATTAAACGGAGAAAAGATAGATTAGTTTGCAATATGGGATAGCAATCAAGGTGGTAATATATCTAGCATATACAATAGTGGCTCTACATTTGATTTATCTACATTAACAACAGAACCTAAACATTGGTGGAGAATGGGAGACGGAGATTCATATCCTTACTTGCAAGACAATGGTACTGAGGCTAGTTGCATCTTTCAAATGTACAATATGACAAGTGCGAACATAGTAACTGACACTCCGTAACTATTTGGTTATTAGTGTTATATGCTTGAATATAAAACAGTTAAAATAAAAATAGTTATATTAATATATTAAAATCAATCAATTATGAATAGTAAAGAAATTCTTACAAGCATCAAAGAATTAGTAGGTTTATCTAAGGAAGAAGCTACTAAAGAAGTTGAGGCTACAGAAGAGGTTATCTTATCTACAGAAGTAATTGCTGAAGAAGTTATCGAAGAAAAAGTTGAAGAAGTAGAGTTATCTACAGAAGAGACTAAAGAAGAGGTAGTTGAAGAAGCAGTTGAATTAGCTGAAGAAAAAGAAGAGCCTAAAAAAGAAGCTGCACCTGCAGTTGAAGCACCAGTTCAAATGAACTTTGCAACACAAGAAGAGTTATCTCAAGTTAAACAAGAGTTGTTATCTATGATTAAAGCAATGATGGAAGACAAATCTGATTATGCTGAGGCTGACGTACCTGCTAAATTATCTGCTGAAGAAAAAGAAGCTGTAGAGCTTTCTGAAGAAGTGGAAGAAGAGGTAGTACATTCTCCTGAAAGTGTAACTGAGACTAGACAGAAAAATTTTAACAATAAAGGAATGACTGCTGCCGAACGAGTGTGGTCAATGATTAATAATTAATTAAATTAAATTTAAAATTCGCTAAATTATGGCAACAAGTACAAGTATTACTACTACCTATGCTGGAGAAAGTGCTGGGAAATACATCTCGGCAGCTTTATTAGCTGGTAACACAATCGCTAACGGAGGTTTAACTATTAGACCAAACGTTAAATTTAAAGAAGTTGTAAAAAGATTAGAATTAGACGGTATCGTAAAAGACGGTACTTGTGATTTCGCTGACACTTCTACATTAACACTTACTGAAAGAATCCTTCAACCAGAAGAATTTCAAGTAAACTTAGAATTATGTAAGAAAGATTTCCGTTCTGACTGGGATGCTATCTCAATGGGATATTCTGCTTTCGATAACTTACCTTCTTCTTTCCAAGATTATTTAATTGGACACGTTGCTGCTAAAGTAGCACAGAAACAAGAAATCAATGTATGGAGAGGAGCTAACGCTACTGCTGGAGAGTATGATGGTTTTTCTACTTTATTAGCTGCTGATGCTGATTTACCTGCTTCACAAGAAGTTGCTGGTACTTCTGTAGATGCTTCTAACGTTGTAGATGAATTAGGAAAAGTTGTAGATGCTATTCCTGCTGCTTTATACGGAAGAGATGACTTAATGATTTATGTTGCTCAAAACGTATTTAGAGCTTACAAGAGAGCTTTAGGTGGTTTCCAATCTGGAGGTCAAGGAGCTGCTGGTTTCCAAGATAGAGGAAACAATCAGAATATCAATATCGAGAGCTTTGATGGTGTAAAAATCTTTATGGCTAACGGACTTGCTTCTGATACTATGATTGCTACTACTAAAGATAACCTACATTTCGGAACTGGATTGACGTCTGATTCTCAGG